GCGTGGTGCAGTTCTTCTTCTCGACGAGATTGACCTCGCAAATCCTGCCAAGGTGATGTGTCTTCAGTCTATCCTTGAAGGCAAAGGGTACTTCATCAAGAAAACTGGTGAGTATGTCAAGCCTGCTGATGGTTTCACAGTAGTCGCTACTGGTAACACCAAGGGTAAGGGTTCTGACGATGGACGCTTCATCGGAACAAACGTGATGAACGAAGCGTTTCTTGAGCGTTTCCCAATCACCTGCGAGCAGGACTACCCAACTCCTGCAATCGAGAAGAAGATTCTTGGCAAGGTGTTCGAAGACTTGGGTGTCACTGACATGGAGTACTGCGAGAAGTTGGTCGATTGGGCAGACATCATTCGTAAGACATTCTACGATGGTGGGGTTGATGAGGTAATCTCAACTCGTCGTCTAGTCCACATTGCTAAAGCCTACAGCATCTTTGATGATCGCATGAAGGCAATTGAGATGTGCATCAACCGATTCGACGAAGACACCAAGCAGTCTTTCTCTGATCTTTACGAGAAGATTGATGTTGATGCGGTGACTGCGGTGACCGAAGAAGGAGAAACTGAGACACCAGTTCCTTTCTAAAAGTATAAATATTCTCCTGTGGGGGTTGACTTCAACCCCCTTTTTTTATTATAATCGTTATATTATAAACCAAAAAGGTGAATGAATGGAAATTGAAATTGATCTAGATATTCTACGTAAGCGCAAACTGTTCGTAGCAACCCCAATGTATGGTGGTCAATGTCACGGCATGTATACAAAATCAACTGCGGATCTGGCAAAACTCTGCACCCACTATGGAATTGAAGTAAAGTTCTTCTATCTCTTTAACGAATCTCTGATTACTCGTGCACGTAATTACTGTGTGGACGAGTTCATGCGTTCTGACTACACGCATTTGATGTTTATCGATTCGGACATTGGATTTGATCCAAACGATGTGCTGACTCTACTTGCGCTGATGGACACCGATAATCCAGACAATGATAAGCATATTATGTGCGGTCCTTATCCTAAGAAAACGATTGCTTGGGAAAAGATTAAACGCGCAGTAGACAAGGGATTTGCTGATGACAATCCGGGTGAACTGGAACGGTTCGTTGGTGACTACGTGTTCAACCCTGCTGAAGGACAAAGCCAAGTTCGACTTGATCAGCCAGTTAAAGTTCTTGAAGGCGGCACTGGTTTCATGATGGTAACTAGGGATGCTTTTAAAAAGTTTGATGAAGCATATCCAGATTACTCATACAAACCAGATCATGTGCGTACCAAGCATTTTGATGGCACTCGCGAAATTATGATGTACTTTCAGGCATTAATTGATGAAAGGTCAAAGCGGTATCTATCAGAAGACTACATGTTTTGTCAGTGGATGCAAAAGATTGATGTTGCTACATGGATGTGTCCATGGATGAAATTACTGCATACAGGTTCATATACCTTTGGCGGCTCTTTATCTGATCTGGCACAACTTGGATCATCAGCAACTGCTGACATCGATGAAATCTCAAGGATGAAGAAGTAGTGAGCAAGTTCAAGTTTGATGAAGACAAGTACATCAAGGAATTGTATAAGTATATCGAAGGGACTTATGCAGAACATTATGGTAAAGGTAAAATTCAAACCACAGAAATCATCATTGATCGTGGACGTGGCTTAGAATTTTGCTTAGGAAATGTTGACAAATATTCCCTGCGTTACGGTGAAAAAGGTGAACCATCAGATTACAGAAAGGATCTGATGAAGATTTTACATTATACTATCATCGCATTACATGCGCATGACTTGAAACATGGAGAAGTAAATGATGAAGATCAGTGACACTACGTTTGATGTCCTAAAGAATTTTAGTACGATCAATCAGTCGTTGGCATTTAAGAAGGGCAATACAATTCGTACTGTCTCGGAGCAGAAGACAATTCTGGCACAGGCAAAAGTAGAGGAAGCGTTTCCAGTAGACTTTGCTATCTATGAATTGAACCAGTTCCTTGGTCTGTCGTCTCTGTTCGAAGAAGCAGACTTTGACTTTGGTCCTTCTCAGGTAACCCTCAAAGAAGGATCATCAAGAGCAAACTACACGTATGCTGATCCATCGATGATTACAACACCGCCTGAGAAAAACATTCAACTGCCTTCAGTTGAAGTTTCGTTTGATATGGATAAGGCAGACTTGCGTCAGATTCTGAATGGCGCAAACCAATTGGGACTACCAGAGGTCGTGGTTACAAATCGCGATGACAAGGTTTCATTGGTAGCAACTGACACCAAGAATCCAACCTCAAATGAGTTTGCAATTTCATCTGACAGCGATGCTGAAGGCTCATTCCGATTCATCTTTAAGATTGAAAACCTCAAATTTATTCCGAATGACTATATTGTGAGCATTTCCAAGTCTGGCATCGCACACTTCAAGAGTGATAATGTCGAGTACTGGGTCGCAACTGAAGCAGGATCAGAGTACGATAGCTGATCCTTTCCCTCTGTGGTGTAATGGATAACACAAGGGATTTCTACTCCCTTGATCTAGGTTCGATTCCTAGCAGGGGGTCCATTTTTATTATGAGGTATATATGCGTGAAGATTTTCTGTGGGTGGAAAAGTATCGCCCAAAAACTATTGCAAAAACTATCTTGCCGACTGATCTGCAACGAACATTCCAAGAGTTCGTCAACCAAGACAATGTGCCAAACTTGCTCTTGTCCGGGGGTGCAGGTATTGGCAAGACGACAGTCGCGAAGGCAATCCTTGAAGAACTTGGTTGCGACTACATCGTCATCAACGGTTCGGACGAAGGACGACTGATTGATACACTGCGAACCAAAATTAAAAACTTTGCGTCCTCGATGTCTCTGGCAGGTGGACGTAAGTATGTGATTCTTGATGAGGCAGACTATCTGAATGCCGAAACAGTTCAGCCTGCACTGCGTAACTTCATGGAAGAGTACTCCAAGAACTGTGGATTTATTCTGACATGCAATTTTGTCAACAAGATCATTGCGCCACTACACTCGCGGTGTTCTGTCATTGAGTTTAAACTTCCAAAAGAAGAACGTACTACAATGGCGGCAGACTTTTACAAGCGATGCAAAGAAATTCTTGAACTTGAACACATCGAGTACGACAATAAAGTCGTGGTAGAAGTTGTTAAGAAGTTCTTTCCAGACAATCGTCGTGTGCTGAATGAACTCCAACGATACTCTGTTACTGGTAAGATTGATGCAGGTATCCTCGTTAATTTTGAGGATGTCAACATCAAAACATTGATTGACGGACTCCGCAACAAAGAGTTTACAGTTGTTCGCAAATGGGTCGCGCAGAATGTTGATGGAGACACCACACAAATCTTTCGGAAACTTTACGACTCAATAAGTGAGTATGTTGCTCCTTCCTCTATTCCACAGGTTGTGGTAACACTTGCCGACTACCAATACAAGTCTGCGTTTGCCGTTGATCAAGAGATCAATCTGATGGCAATGCTAACTGAACTAATGGTAGAGGTGGAGTGGAATGAGTAATCCATTTGATTATGTAACTTCAATCAACCAAACCAAAAAGAACCTCATGCGAGGGACTGAGAACGATCACTTGAGCGAAAAGGAATATAATCCTTTCCTCACCAATCGTGCCCTATCGTATCACCATGACACTATTGGTCTCGCGAACGAAATGAATATGCGTTCAAATCTTGATCACAAACTTCAATATGAGTTTTTACTAAATACTGTAAGATCCAAAAAGCGGTTTGCTAAGTGGGATAAAAAAGAAGATCATGGTGACCTTGCCGCTATCAAAGAATACTTTGGTTATGGCGACTCTAAGGCATTGCAAGCACTCACCACATTAACAGATGATCAGATAATACTGATAAGAAAAAGACTTGAAAAAGGTGGAAAAAATGCTTGACTCTTTTATTGAGGTTCGTATCAAAGATGATGACGATTTCCTCAAAATTCGCGAAACGCTGACTCGTATCGGCGTTGCCTCGCGAAAGGACAAAACAATTTACCAATCGTGTCATATTCTGCATAAACAGGGTAGGTACTATATTGTTCATTTCAAAGAACTGTTTGCTTTAGATGGCAAACCAAGTAACTTTGGTGATGATGATAAAGGGCGAAGAAACACGATTGCAAATTTAATTGCTGAATGGGGTTTGGTAGAACTCGTTGATAAAAACAAATCTGCTGACCCACTGTCTCCTTTGTCTCAAATTAAGGTTCTACCCCATCGCGAAAAAACTGAATGGAACTTAGTTGCAAAATATAATATCGGTAAAAAAAAGTAAAATGTTAAATTGCAAAATTGCTAAGATTAAAATCGAAATTTATAAAATCTATTGAGGACTTATGAAGTGCTAAATTATTTTCAACTAGACTTGACATTAGTGCTAGGTTTGTGATATAAATAAAGTAGCACACGCCAAAAGGGTGTGCGTATTTTAAACCTCGCTTAATAAGGAGCAATACTATGACTAACTTAACATTCCCAAATCCGCTATTTTCTAAGGATGTGGACAAGTTCTTTGTTGGATATGACAAAGTATTTGATCGCTTGAAAGAATTTCACGACGAAGCCACAAAGAACATTCCTAACTACCCACCTTTCAATATTAAGAAAACTGCGGAGAATGAGTATGTCATCGAGATGGCAGTCGCAGGATTCGGTAAGTCCGATCTTTCTATCGAAACGGAAGGCGATAAACTGGTCGTCAAGGGAAATGCAGAAAATGATGACTCGGATGTTGACACCTTGTACCAAGGTTTGGCATTACGTCCATTCACGCGCATGTTCACGCTCAACGATGCGGTTGAAGTCCGAAACGCAGAGATGATTAACGGATTACTTCGAATCACTTTAGAGCGACTAATCCCTGAATCACAGCGTAAGAAGATTGACATTAAATAAATAAGGGGACATATGTCCCCTTATTTAATTGGAAATTTATGGAAGCTCTTTATCATTTGACTAATATAGATTACGATGAGGATTTTTTAATTAAAGAGGCAAATAATTATGAGAACATATGTCCAACATATTTTGATCCAAGATATCAAAAATATATAAAAAAATGGAAAATTATAAAAGATTCTCATTATGCCTTACCTGAAGCAAAAAAAGTTTCCAAACAATTTTTGTTAGATAATCTTAAAATACGATATTACATTTTAGATAAAAATGCTACCCTACCTATCCATACAGATAACAATACCCAGTGCAGTATTAACATAATTTTATCTAAGGATTATTCGCCGATAACAGTTAATGGCAAGGACTATTACTATAAAAGTTGTATATTAAATACAACACTTCCCCATGGAGTAAAAAATTTAAAAGACAAAAGATATCTCTTGAAATTTACCATCATGGATAAATCTTTTGAAGAATGTGTAAATCATCTTAAAACTATAGGAGTAATAGAAGAATGAAGTTATCTAAAAATTTTACAATGGCAGAGTTCACTAAGTCACAGACTGCTGAACGTAAAGGTATTGACAACACGCCCGAAGGCGAACACTTCGAAGCGGCACAGGCATTGTTCGAGAATGTTGTGCAACCAGTTCGTGATATTTTTGGTCCCACGGTTATCAACTCAGGTTATCGTTCACCGGAACTGAACGAAGCAGTTGGCGGCTCTTCACGCTCACAGCATTGTAAAGGCGAAGCGGCAGACATCGAAGTTCCCGGTACACCGAATGCAGAACTCGCTGAGTACATCCGCGACAACATGGACTTTGACCAGTTGATCCTTGAGTTCTATACTCCCGGTATTCCAGACTCTGGTTGGGTACATGTTTCATACAAAGCGGATGG